GAGATTGAAAAAGTATTTCGCACCCATCTTAACTAAAGGTGTGTCTTCTGGAGAAAAAAGAATCAGAATCATACCAATGAAGGATGGTACATCACCATTTAAAGAGGTATGGTTCCACGAAATTCAAGTGGATGGTAAGTGGGTTAAATTATATGACCCAGGAAAAAATGAAGGTAAGCGTTCACCTTTAACTGAGGTAAACGAAGCACTTCGTAGCACAGGTAGTGAAGCCGATAGAGAATTGGCTAAAAATTACAATCCTAAACGTTTTTATATCGTTAAAGTTATCGACAGAGATAATGAGCAAGACGGTGTTAAATTCTGGAGATTTAAGCACAATTCAAAAGGCGATGGTCCTCTAGATAAAATCGTACCAATCATGCGCAATAAGGGCGATATTACAGACCCTAAATCTGGTCGTGACTTGGTTATTTCATTAACGTTGACCAAGAAGCCAAACGGCGGAGAATACACAACCATTTCATCAATTTTCCCAGATGACGCTAGCCCAATCAGTTCAAACGAAGGACAAGCAACAGAATGGTTAATGGATGAATTAACATGGGCTGATGTTTATTCTAAAAAGCCAGAAGAATACCTAGAAGGTGTTGCTAAAGGTTATACTCCAAAATGGAATAGCGAAGATAAAAAATGGGTTTACGGTGACGATGCTCAAGTTGACTTAGGTCCAACTGAGACACAGAAATTAGTTGATCCACAAGACGCTGATGAGGTAGACGAAGATTTACCGTTCTAATTAAGATGTTGAGGGCCCTTGTCAAATTTTGATTAAAGGGAGACAGGGGTCCCTCTTTTTAAAAAAAAATATTATGGCAATTAAGAAAAACGATTTTTCAGCGATAAAGAAAAAATTCTCTAAAGAGGCGTCATTTAAACCAGATAGATTCTTTGACCTTGGTGATGCATTCTTGGACGCAACAGGTATTCCTGGGCCGGCTATGGGGCATTTAAATATGTTTCTAGGTCACTCTGATACTGGTAAAACAACTGCGTTAGTTAAAACAGCAGTAGATGCTCAAAAGAAAGGGATTTTACCTGTGTTTATCATTACAGAACAAAAATGGGATTTCCCTCACGCAAAACTTATGGGTTTTGAAGTTGAAGAAAGTGTTGACCCTGAAACTGGTGATAAAACATATGACGGATTTTTCCTATTCAACAACCACTTTGAGTACATTGAAGAAATCACTGATTATATCGGTGAACTTTTAGATGCACAAGAAAAGGGTGAATTAGATTACGACTTATGTTTCCTTTGGGATTCAGTTGGATCAGTTCCATGTAAGATGACTTATGATGGTAAAGGTGGTGCACAACATAACGCCAGAGTGTTATCAGATAAGATTGGACAAGGAATTAACCAAAGAATTTCAGGTTCGAGAAGAAGTGATAAGAAATTCACAAACACATTAATTATTGTAAACCAACCTTGGGTTGAACTACCAGATAATCCATTTGGTCAACCAAAAATCAAAGCTAAAGGTGGTGAAGCTATTTGGTTAAACTCAACATTGGTTTTCCGTTTTGGTAACGAAAAAAATGCTGGGACAACTAAAATTGCTATCACTAAAGATGGTAGAAAAGTTAAGATGGCTGTGAGAACTAAAATCTCAATCATGAAAAACCACGTAAATGGTTTGGGATATGAGGACGGAAAAATTATAGTTACAGCACATGGGTTTATGCCGGGAAAAGCAGAAGCGGAAGAGAAGAAAAGTATTGAAGAATACAAAAAAGAATGTGGTGGCTATATTAGTGAAAAATTAGGAGTTAACGTAGAGGAACTTTCTAAACTAAAAATTGTCACAGAAGAGGAATAGTTTTTTAACATTATAATTTTAAATTTTAAATGTCAGTACTGCTTGTTGATGGTGACAATTTACTTACGATTGGTTTTTTTGGGGTCAAAAATTATTTCTATAAGGGAAAACATATTGGAGGAATTTATCATTTTCTCAATACTCTTAGAAAATCATTTGAGACATACCACCTAGACAAGATATGTGTTTTTTGGGACGGTGCAGATAGCGCCGCCACCCGAAAAAAAATATACCACTTATATAAAGACACAAGAAGAAGCAACAGATGGACAGATGAAGCTCAAAGTTCATACGACTATCAAAGAATTAGAATCAAACAATATCTAGAGGAGTTATATGTTCGTCAAGGCGAATATGAAAATTGCGAATCGGATGATTGTATTGCTTATTACTCACAAAATTCACCTAAAGAAAAAAAAATCATCTATTCTTCGGATAGAGATTTAGCACAATTAGTTTCACAGGATACTGAGTTATATAACCCAGCACATGGTAAAATATATAAACCAGGGGATAATATCGAATATGACCACGAAACAATTTTGATTGAAAATGTTAAGATTGTTAAAATGTTATGCGGTGATCCATCTGATAATATATTTGGGATTAGAAATTTAGGTCTAAAGAGAATGATTGCGTTATTTCCAGAAATGCAAACTAAAATATTAACGCTTAATGAAGTTAGGGTAAAGGCGGAAGAAATTTGGCAGGGCGACAAGCATAACAAAACACTTCAGAACTTACTTACAGGTGTTAGTAAATTAGGTGTACTAGGGGAAGAATTTTTTGAAACAAATGAAAAAATAGTTGACCTAACTGAACCAATTTTAACGGACATAGCAAAAACACAGATACATGACTTAATAAATGAAACATTAGATTCCGAGGGGCGTTCATATAAAAACACAATGAAAATGATGATGGATGACGGCATGTTTACCGTACTACCCAAACAAGAAGACGCCTGGATAAAATTTTTAAACCCCTTTCTGAGGTTAACCAGAAAAGAAAAAAATAAAAAAATAATAAAATTTAAAATTTAAAACATGAACATCCAAGAACAAAACAAATTTGAATTCCTTTTGACGTTGGACAATAACATCATCTGCCAAAGATTTTTTAATGTCCACGACTATAATCCGGTTAGTAGACGATCTATGGACCTGCACTATTATGTACAAGATATTTGTGTAGAAATTAGTGAAGATTTAAAAATAAAAAGTTCCAATTATTTGGTCGAAAATCAAAATTATATCCTGAATTCTACGTATGTGGAAGACCCAAAAGAAACCGAAGAACAATACTTTTTGTTACAAGTGAAGCAAGGTAACGATGTATTTATTGAAAGGATTTTCCTTGCGAGTGTGTTCCATCCAAAAGTGAGATACTCGGTTGACATTAGACCAAAGTTGAGAAGAATTCTATCTGATTTAACTGACATAATGTCAAGAGAAGACCTAGAAACGACATATCTACAGTACGAACTGTAAGGTATTGTTATTTAATTTAATTTTAAAAAAGAAAGAAAGATTATGTCGAAAGAAATGAATTTTGGTTATTTGGGTCCTAGATTCCAACAATCATTATTAAAAACAATTATTGAAGATAAAAAATTCGGTGATTCAATTGTGGAAGTTATCGAAAGCAACTACTTCGATGGTGTGTATTTTAGAGTGATTATGGAGCACATTAAAGAGTTGTATGTAACCTTAAATTCAATACCTGCTTATGAAACTATTAAAAATAAAATTTTAATTGAAACAAAAGAAGGTTCGTCATCATCTAAAGTTATTATTGACACATTAAACGATATCCAAACTATCGAAATTAATGACGCATTACATATTCAAGGCAGTGCGCTTAATTTCTGTAAACAACAGGTATTAAAGAAAGCGTTAAAAGAGGTTGAGGCAATAACTAATGATGGTGAATTTGAAGCGTACAAAAGAATTGAAAGTATCATTCAGAAAGCACTACAGGTTGGGGTAATTGATCAGGACATGACTGATGTTTTTGATGATGTTATGTCTGCATTACAGAAAGATTCTAGAACAGCTATACCAACAGGTGTAGTAGGCGTTGACAACTTATTAAAAGGTGGTTTAGGTAGAGGTGAGTTAGGCGTTGTACTAGCACCAACAGGTACTGGTAAAACTACGTTACTAACCAAGTTTGCAAACGCAGCGTTTAATAATGATTTTAACGTTGTTCAAATATTTTTTGAGGATAACGTTAACAATATTAAGAGAAAACATTTTACTATTTGGTCAGGTATCGCCCCAGACGACCAAACAGAAGTTCCTGAAGAAGTTGAAAAGAGAGTTAACGAAGCTAAGGAGAGATCTAAGGGTCAGCTTAGGTTATTAAAACTACCTAGTGACTCAGTAACTATTAGCGAAATTAAATCTAAATTAAGAAAGATGATTGCTGATGGTTTTAGAATTGATTTATTAACCTTGGATTACGTTGATTGTATTTCACCTGAAAGAAGTGCTTTTGGTGAAGAATGGAAAGGTGAGGGCGCTATTATGAGACAATTAGAATCAATGACTTCTGAATTTGATATTGCAATCTGGACCGCAACACAAGGTAACAGAGAATCAATCAAAAGCGAAGTTGTTACAACCGACCAAATGGGTGGTTCAATTAAGAAAGCACAAATCGGTCACGTGGTATTATCTATTGGTAAAACAATTCAACAAAAAGAACTACATTTAGCAACTCTTACGTTGTTAAAATCTAGAGTTGGTAGAGATGGTGTTATATTTGATAACTGTCACTTTAACAACGAATATTTAACAATAGATACTGATTCACAAAGTACAATGCTTGGGTTTGAACAAGACAAAGAAGAAAAAAACAAGCAAAGAATTAGAAAACTATTAGACGAGAAAACAAAAACTCGTGTAACCAACTAAAAAAAAACAAAAAATTATGGCAGAAAAAATTTTGGTCGAAAACCCAAACCGATTTGTTTTGTTCCCAATAGAACATGAGGACATTTGGAAATTGTATAAACAACAAGAAGCGTGTATTTGGACAGCGGAAGAGATTGACTTAGGTCAAGACATTACCGACTGGGAACACAAACTTAATAATGATGAACAACATTTTATTAAGAATGTGTTGGCATTTTTTGCAGCATCGGATGGTATTGTTAATGAAAATTTAGCAATGAACTTTGTTAATGAGGTTCAATACACTGAAGCAAAATTTTTCTACGGATTTCAAATAATGATGGAAAACATCCATAGTGAAACATATTCATTATTGATTGATACATACATTAAAGATAGAGAAGAACAAATGCATCTTTTCCGTGCAATAGATACTATCCCAGCAATTAGAAAGAAAGCTGAGTGGGCTATTAAATGGATTAATTCAGAATCATTTGTTGAAAGATTGGTGGCATTTGCAGCTGTTGAAGGTATCTTTTTTTCAGGTTCATTCTGCTCTATCTTTTGGTTAAAAAAGAGAGGTTTAATGCCTGGGCTAACATTCTCTAATGAGTTAATTTCTAGAGATGAAGGTATGCATTGTGACTTTGCTTGTCATTTGTACAACAATCATATTGAAAAGAAATTATCTGAAAAGAAACTTAAAGAAATCATCGTTAGTGCATTAGAAATTGAGAAAGAGTTTATTCTAGAAGCATTACCAATTAGATTAATCGGTATGAATTCGGATTTGATGTCTCAGTATCTTGAATTTGTTACTGACAGATTACTAGTCGCTTTAGGTTGTTCTAAAGTATATAACGTTGCGAATCCATTTGACTTCATGGAAAATATCGCTATTCAAGGTAAAACTAACTTCTTTGAAAAAAGAGTTGCGGAGTACCAAAAAGCTGGAGTACATAATAAAGCTGAAGAAGAACTTGACAGCGCATTTTCTGATATGGATTTTTAAAATAATAAAAAAATGAAGGTAAAAAAAAGAAACGGTGAATTAGAAGAAATGAGATATGACAAAATCACTAAAAGAATTAGTGCACTTTGTCATGACTTAAATTTAGAATATATTGATCCTACATATATCACCCTTAAGGTAACTCAAGGGATATATGACGGGATTAGTACATTAGAGTTAGATAAATTAGCGGCTGAAACTGCGGCGTCAATGACAACAACCCACCCAGATTACGCAAAATTAGCTGGTAGAATTGCTGTTTCAAATTTACATAAGTCAACGCCAAATAAATTTTCACAATGCATTAAGCAATTATATTCTTTTATCGAACCTAAAACAGGAAAGGAATCTTCATTGATTTCTAAAAATCTATATGATTTCGTTTTGGAAAATAGAGAAGTTATTGATTCAGCGGTTGATATGGAAAGAGATTTGGATTTTGATTATTTTGGAATCAAAACTTTAGAAAGATCATATCTACTAAAGATTGGAGACAAGATAGTTGAGAGACCACAATATCTCTATATGCGTGTTGCTATGGGTATTTGTAATGGTGATTTAGAAATGGGTTTAAGAATCTACAATGATTTATCAACTCATTTGTATACACATGCTACACCAACATTATTTAACGCCGGAACACCAAAGGCACAGATGTCATCATGCTTCTTATTAGCAAATAAGGATGATAGTATCGAAGGATTATTTTCAACGATTAAAGATGTTGCACACATATCTAAATGGGCCGGCGGTATCGGATTACACGTTCACAATGTTAGAGCAAAGGGTGCGTATATTAAAGGTACTGGTGGTGAATCTGATGGTTTAATCCCTATGATGAAAACATATAACGAAATTGCTCGTTGGATTAACCAAGGTGGTAAACGTAAGGGTTCCTTTGCAATTTACTTAGAACCTTGGCACTCAGATGTTTTCGAGTTTATTGAATTAAGAAAAAATACGGGTAAAGAAGAGATGCGTGCTAGAGATTTATTTTTAGCAATGTGGACTCCAGATTTATTTATGAAGCGAGTTGAAGAAGATGGTGATTGGTCACTATTCACACCAGACGAAGCTCCAGGTTTATCTGATGCTTATGATACTCCAGAAGAAAAGAATTTTACAAAACTATACGAGCAATACGAACAAGAAGGTAGAGCACGTAAAGTTGTAAAGGCAAGAAAATTAATGGATAAGATTTTAGAAGCGCAAATGGAAACTGGTACACCTTATATGTTGTACAAAGACCCTGCAAATTATAAATCAAACCAAAAGAATCTTGGTACTATTAAGTCATCTAACTTATGTACTGAAATTATTGAATATTCATCTGCCGATGAACAAGCGGTTTGTAATTTAGCTTCAATTGCTTTACCAAAATATATTGTTAATGGTGAGTTTAATCATGAATTATTATATGAAACCACCAAGCAGATTGTTAGAAATTTAAACAATGTAATTGATTTAAATTATTATCCAACAGAAGAAACTAAACGTTCTAACTTTAGACATAGACCAGTAGGTTTAGGTATTCAAGGTCTAGCAGATGTGTTCTGTTTATTAGGTATTGCATTTGAGAGTGAATTGGCAGATAAAATACAAGTTGAGATTTTTGAAACAATTTATTTTGCGGCATTAACATCTTCAAAAGAGATAGCACAAAAAGAAGGTGCCTATGAAACGTTTGAAGGTTCACCATTATCACAAGGTATTTTACAATATCAAATGTGGGGTAAAACTGATAAGGATACTTCAGGTAGATGGGATTGGAAATCACTAAGAAAAGAAATCATCAAATATGGTGTTAGAAACTCTTTATTGGTTGCACCTATGCCAACCGCATCAACAGCACAAATCTTGGGTAACAATGAGGCGTTTGAACCATTTACAACAAATCTTTACTTGAGAAGAACTTTAGGTGGTGAATTCGTTGTAATTAACAAACATTTAGTAAAAGATTTATTAAAGATTGGTATGTGGAATGACGCCATCAAAAATAAATTAATTATGGAAAATGGTTCAGTTCAGAACATCCCAGAAATTCCTACAGAATTAAAAGAGATTTATAAAACCGTTTGGGAGATGTCACAAAAAAGAATCATCCAAATGGCAGCAAATCGTAGTGTTTATATTGACCAATCACAATCTATGAATTTATTCATGGATAATGTTACGAAACCAAAATTATTGGCTGCACACATTTATGGTTGGAAAATGGGTTTAAAAACCGGAATGTATTATTTAAGAACTCGTTCAGCGGTAGATGCAATAAAAAGTTTAGGTGTTGACATTTCAGCAACAGCACCAAAACCAGAACCAGTACAAGCGCAAACGACGAATTCAATACATTTTGAACAAAACGATGCAACATTAACAGCAAAACCAGACGATTCACCATTTGAATGCGTTGGTTGTGGTTCATAAAATAATGGATGGCTCCCTCAAAGCGTAGCTGTCGTTGAGGCGTACCTTAAGCATCCAGGACTTGTGAATACAGGGAGCGAATACCAAGTCACTATTATCGCGACATTTTTTCAGTAAAGTGTCGCGATTTTTTATTTATTACCATTTCGGTATTCTTTATATTTATTGGTATGGCAACATCCTATGGTATAGATTTCCCATTTAGGGATAGTATGGTCGGTGACTTTGTTAGAATGACAAAAACCCCCGAGCAAGAGATTAGAGCGAATCTAATACACCTTATATTGACAAAGAGGGGTACTAGATATTTTTTACCAGATTTTGGTACCAGAATTTATGAATATATTTTCGACCAAAATGATGTCATCACCTTTAATCATATTGAAGACGAAATAAGAGAATCGGTTAAAAAATACATTCCAAATTTAGATATTAATTCAATAAAGGTTCTTAATGCGGAAGATGATCCAGATGAACAGGTTAGTATTAGTGAAGATGAAGATAATCGTTTATTTAGAACATCTGATTCATCAAATAAACCTTATACCGCAAAAGTAAGAATTGATTATACAGTAAATAATGGTGCATTTGGTTCAAGTGATTTTATAATTATTAACATATAAGATGAGTAAAAAAATATCATACACGAATAGAGATTTCGCGGGAATTAGAGAAGAGTTAGTTAATCTAACCAAAGATTACTATCCAGAATTAATTAAAAATACAAATGACGCGTCGATATTTTCGGTGTCATTGGATTTAAATGCCGCGGTTGCTGATAACTTACATTATCATATTGATAGGGTTTGGCAAGAAACTATGCTGGACTTTGCTCAACAAAAACAATCATTATTTCACATAGCAAAAACATACGGAATTAGAGTTCCAGGTCAAAGACCAGCCGTGTCATTGTGTGATTTTAGTATTAATGTGCCAGTTAGAGGTGACAAGGATGATGAAAGATATGAAGGTATATTAAGAGCTGGTGCTCAAGTATCTGGTGGTGGTCAAATATTTGAAACAATGTCTGATATTGACTTTTCTAGTCCATTTAATGATAGAGGAGAACCAAACAGATTGAAAATACCAAACTTTGATGGTAATAATAAATTGATTTCGTACACAATTACAAAAAGAGAAGCGGTAGTTAATGGGGTTACAAAGATTTTTAGAAGAGCGATTACACAAAGAGACCAAAAACCTTTCTTAAAACTTTATTTACCTGAAAAAAATGTTTTAGGTGTTACATCAGTTATACATAAAGAGGGTACGTCTTTTGGTGCTAACCCAAATGCTTCAGAGTTTATTAGTTCAACTAATAAATGGTATGAGGTTAAATCTCTAGTACAAGATAAAGTATTTGTTAAAGACCCAACAAGCGCATCTGACAAAAAGAATTTTGTTGCGGGAACAAATATTAAGGTTTCAAACAAATTTATTACAGAATATACACCAGAAGGTTATTTTTCTTTAACATTTGGTTCAGGTAATGTTGACCCACTAGATAATTTGGACAATTACATTACAAGTAAGTTAAAGGTTAATTTAGGAACATATCTAAATAATATGTCAATGGGTACAATTCCTAAAGCAAACACAACCTTATTCATAAAATATAGAATCGGTGGTGGTAAAGAAAGCAATCTAGGGGTTGGTGTTCTAACAACGGTAGAAAACGTTGATTTTGTTATGACAGGACCATTAAGTTCAATAAACAATCAAGTATCTCAATCATTACAAGTAACAAACGTAACACCTGCTGTTGGTGGGGCTGACCAACCAACTGTTGAGGAATTAAGAAATATGGTTGCATACAATTTTGCAGCGCAAAATAGAGCGGTTACCCTTAATGACTATAAATCATTGATTGAAAATATGCCATCAACATTCGGGGCTCCGGCTAAAGTTAATGTTATGGAAGAAAATAACAGGGTTAGAATTAAATTATTATCATATGATGAGAATGGTAATTTAAGTGACACTGTATCTAACACATTAAAGACCAATATTTTAAACTACCTGTCTGAATATAGAATGATTAACGACTATTTGGACATTGTTAGTGGTGAGGTTATCGATATGGGCTTGGAAATTGATTTAGTGGTGGATAAAAACCAAAACCAAGCAGATTTATTAAGAGAAGCAATTACTAAAATAACAAGTTATTTCTCAATTGATAAACGAAAAATGGGTGACCCACTATTTGTAGGCGATTTACAAAAAGAAATCAACGACATTTCGGGTATCGTAAACGTGGTTAGTATTAGAGTTTTCAATAAAATAGGCGGAGAATACTCAACAGCAGAGGTTGCACAAGAGTCAGATCCTATTACAAAAGAAATTAAACAATCTGATTCAACCATATATATGAAAGCAAATCAGATATTTCAAATTAGATTTCCAAATAAAGATATTAAAATAAGAGTTAAAACCTTAGGTTCCCCTACATACTAATAGTTTTTTTACTTATATTCTACATTAGAAAATCAGTAGGTTTCTATTTATATTAGTATGGTTCAAAAGCATAGAATTTTAACAAATGTTGGGAAGGATAAATTGGTAACTGTTGAATTACAACAGAAATTTGATTTATTAGAGATACTTTCATTAAAGTTTACCCAACAAGACACTTACGCATCATTATGCGCCGATTATGGCGTTGTTTGTGGTAGAATATCAGTAAACAACGGATTTGGTGTTCCTAATGCCAAGGTATCTATATTTGTTCCATTAGCTAAAGAAGATGAGGATGATCCAGTAATATCCGCTTTATATCCATTCAAATCACCACAAGATAAAAACGATAGCGGGTATCGTTATAATCTACTTCCAGCTAGAAAACAGCATGGTGGGCATGAACCGACTGGAACATTCCCAGACCAAACAGATATTTTAACTAGAGAAGAAGTTTTAGAAGTATATGAGAAATATTACAAATATACCGTTAAAACAAATACTTCAGGTGATTTCATGATTTGGGGTGTACCCCTAGGTGAACAAACAATACATGTGGATGTTGACCTATCAGATATTGGTTGTTTCTCATTACGCCCAGATGATTTTTTAAGAAATGGTTATGGTGTAGATCAGTTTAAAACAACATATCAATTTAAACCAAGCGTAGATTTAGATTCACTGCCACAGGTAATTTCTTTTGATAGAACAGTTGAAGTACATCCTTTTTGGGGGAACGTTGAATTATGTACTTTAGGAATTACTAGAACTGACTTTGATTTATCTAATCAAGGTGTTAAAATACAACCAAAAGCATTTGTTATTGGTGGTTTCTATACAGACAAAGATAGTAATGCAATTAACAAGAATTGTTACCCAAGAAGACAAATGGGTAGAAAGTGTGACCTTATTACTACCAATTCCACAATTGAAGCAATTAGATTTACAACACAAAGAGATTCAAGCAATAGACCAATATTAGAGTTAATTGAAACAACAGAGGATATTGACCAAGACGGCGCATTTGTTATGCCAATTGAAATGAACATGGACTATGTCTATACGAATGAATTTGGTGA